GATATACCGATTGCTCCATCATTATACAGCTTAAGCAATAAGATGGCTAACAACCTAAATGGTTGTTAAGTATATTAACCAATTTATATTGTAGTAGAGGATTACGATATCTATTTCAATGGAGAACTGATTGAGGATGTTGTTGATATTGATGTGTATGAGGTCTTGCGATTGGGGGACAAGGGGATTGGAGAATGCCAGGATATCCTGGCGGTGACGTTTTTAGACCCCGAAGGAATACTTCTCCGGGTGAGGCACAGCGCAGAGGAATTCAGATTTAAGAAAAAAGCAGAGTAGAGGTAAGCACGCAGGATTATCCTGGGTGTTATTTTTATGCAATGGCCTGGTCAGAGAACGGGCCGAGGCAGAAAGGATAAGAACCATGAGAAAGACAGAACCAATGTATCATAAGATGAACCTGCAGCTTTTTGCAGAACCGGGGCCATCAGACCCCACACCGGAACCACCTAAAGCAGAACCACCTAAGGTAGGACCATCAGACCCTGCTCCGAGTTTTGATGATATCCTGAAAAACAAGGATTATCAATCCGAGTTTGACCGCAGGGTGCAGAAGGAGATTGATACTGCCATCGCAAAAGCACAGGAGAAATGGAGGGCCCTTACCGATGATAAACTGTCTGAGGCTGAGAAACTGGCAAAAATGACAAAAGAAGAGAAAGCACAGTATCTTGCGCAGAAGCAGGAGAGTGCATTGGCAGCCCGTGAAGCAGACATCACACGCCGGGAGTTGATGGCTGAGGCAAAGAATACGCTGGCAGAAAAGAAACTGCCTGCAGGGCTTGCAGAGGTGCTGAACTACACTGACGCAGATTCATGCAGTAAATCCTTGGCTGCAGTGGAAAAAGCCTTCCAAGAGGCAGTACAGGCAGCCGTGGATGAGAAACTGAAAGGCGGTACGCCGCCGAAGAAAGCACCATCTGAGGAAGAAAAAGACCTGGAAAAACAGGTTGAATCCCTGATGATGGGAATTTAAGTGGAAAGGATGATAAAAGACTATGGCGATTAACACATTATCAACAGCAACATTATTTCAGAACACCTTAGACAAGGTGGCAATCCGTGAGGCCGTCACCGGCTGGATGGATGCAAATGCCGGCCAGGTTATTTACAATGGAGGCGCTGAGGTGAAAATCCCTAAGATGTCTGTGCAGGGACTGGGAGACTATGACAGGGACAATGGATACCAGCAGGGCGGCGTTACCCTGGAGTATGAAACCAGGAAAATGACCCAGGACAGGGGCCGTAAGTTCCAGCTTGACCCTATCGACATTAACGAGAACAACTTTGTTACCACAGCGGCCGCAGTCATGGGAGAATTTCAGCGAATGTATGTTGTGCCAGAGATTGATGCATACCGCATCAGTAAGATTGCAACGGAGACAATCGCGGCGAAGAAGGCCGGCATGGTGTCCTATGGCTATACGCCGGGGGGCTACGGGAACTTCGGCTCTTCGGAAAATTAAAGAAGGAATCAAGGCAATCCGGGAACGGTACAACGGCCCACTTGTAATCCATGCGATGCCTGACCTGATTATGGAGTTGGAGATGGAACTGTCTGGGAAGATTACAAGCGCTACATTTTCAAAGGGGGGAATTGATACTGCGGTTCCGGCCGTGGATGGCGTACCGATTATTTCCACTCCTTCTAATCGTATGTATACAGCGATTACTATTTATGATGGTAAGACCCCAGGGCAGGAGCAGGGAGGCTATGTAAAGGGTACCACAGCGAAAGATATTAACTTCTTCGTCTGCCCAAGGACTACACCCATTGCAGTAACAAAGCAGGATATCATGCGAATCTTTGACCCCACGGTCAACCAGAAACTGAATGCATGGCAGATGGATTACCGGAGGTTTCACGATATCTGGGTGCCGGACAACAAGCTGGACAGTATCTATCTGAGCATTAAGGATGCCGCTCCATCTGAGGGATAAGGAGGTAGATTATGAGGCTGATTAAAGATAATGTAGAGCGGGTTGCAGACGATATTCAGGCTGACAAACTGAAAGCTTTGGGATTTAAGGCCGTTGGCGGTGAACCGGCCCCTGCCGATGGAAACGATAATGAAAAAGCCATTGATGAGATGACAACTGCTGAATTAAAGGATTTGGCGAAAGCAAAAGGTATAGAAGGGGCCAGTTCCTTAACCAAAGCGGAACTTTTGGCTGTTCTTAAGGATGTGACCATGAATGGCTGATATCGAAAAGTTAAAGTTGCTGACGGGAGAGAGCGATGATGTATTGCTCTCTCTTTTGCTAGAGGATGCTACAGCTTTTGTGCTGTCCTATACAGGACGTACAAAGATTGTGACAGGTCTGGAAAAGGCTGTGCGTGACCTGGCGGTGATAGCCCTTAACCGGATGGGTACGGAGGGCGAGGTCAGTCGGAGCGGCGGAGGAGAATCATACAGCTTTGATAACGCCCCAAAGCACATCTATGACACGCTGGACAGGTACAGGCTGGCAAGGATAGGAGGCAGGACGTATGAGGCTAAGACGGAGCAGGATGGGGACGTACCATCACCGGGAAGCAATACCTAAAAAGGACAGCGAGGGCAGCTCATACACGGAATATGGGCCGGCGGTATCCTTCCTGGCTGAGGAATGGCCGGCAGGCGGAAAGGTACAGGCTGAGATGTATGGGCAGCGGTTGCCGAATATCCGTAATCTGAGAATCCAGGGGGCCTACCATGAAGTACCGGGAACCGGTAAGGTGAGCTATGCAATCAAGGGTGGCCCGGTCATTACGGCCAATGACGGGATATGCCTGTGTGTTGGCGGTGATGCGGAGCCGGATTACAGGGTGGTTGCAATATTTCCATACCGGTTCCTCACCTTGGAGGTGGAAAAGATATAATGCCAAAAGGGATTGAGGGACTTGATAAATTAATGAAGAAATACGGGGAACTTGCAGAACAGGCGGCAGGTAATAGTATGAAAAAAGCTGTTGGCGCGGCAGTCAAACTTGCACAGGCGGAGGCAAAAATGTATTGCCCTGTCTCCGCTGGGGAACTAAGGAGTGGAATCCGCACCGTGGTTGATACTCAAGCAGATAAAACAGTAGGAACCGTTTATAACAATGTAAAATACGGAATTTATGTGGAGTTTGGAACAGGGCCAAGGGGGGAAGAAAGCCACTCTGGAATATCGCCCGTTGTTAACCCATCTTATACTATGTCGCCATGGTGGATACATGAAAGCCAGATTGATAAAGAGGTAGCAGAAAGATACCACTGGTTTTATATGGACACACAGGATGGCCGATTTTATCAGTGTACAGGACAACCAGCCCAGCCTTTTATGTATCCGGCCTTGAAAAATAATGAGAAGCGTGTAACCCGTAATATTTCAAATTATTTGGCTAGGGAAATAAGGAAAGTGTGTAAATAATGATTAATGTCAAGGATGAAGTATATGCAGCCTTATGTACAGTCACAGATAATGTAACAGACTGTTACCCAAAGGACTGGGAGCAGGACTTATCTATCCAGTATATGGAGGAAGATAATAAGGTTATGGAGTATACGGACATGAAGGAGCAGAAAGCCTATGTCAGATACCGCATTGATATCTGGCACCGTAAGAGCACATCGGCTGCCGCTGTGGCCGTAGATGCGGCAATCGCAAAGCTTGGGTTACTGCGTACCCAGTGTCTGGATGTGGATGACCCAAGTGGTATGAAACATAAACAAATGCGGTATGAAATGGTGATTGACGTGGATACCAAGCAGGTATACCACAGCATTTAGAAAGGAGAGTACGGATGTTAGCAAATGGCGCGAAATTGGGCTATAAGGAAAAGGGAGCCGAGGGTGATTATAAAGACCTGCCTGGCCTTAAAGAAATACCAGAGATGGGTATTGAGCCAGAAAAGGTGGAAAATACCTGCCTAACGGATAAAAACAAGCAGTATGAAAATGGGATTGGGGATGCCGGGGATCTTACATATAAATTCAAATATGATAACTCCGAAGCAGACAGCCCTTACAGAGTGATGAGGCAGGCGCAGGATGAGGGGAAGACCCTATCGTTTCAGGAAACTCTGGCTGATAAAACAACCACGACCTTTGATGGTCAGCCATCTGTCAAAAGGACAGGTGGAGGTGTGAATGGAGTGATTGAATTCAATCTTGCAGTATCCCTGCAGAGTGATCTGGAGGTAACGGATCCAGCTACAAGCCCAACAGAATAAAAAGGAGGATAATGGACTATGGGACAGTTATTTGGAATGGATGAAGAAATGGAAGATGATAAAAAGGTCGATTCCATGGAGGATATCAAAGGCAGGAAGAAGCCGTTTGCTTATTGGAAGGCTGGGGACGAAGAACTGAAACTCAAGCTCACTACTGCCCAGATATGTAAGCTGGAGGAAAAATATAGGACGAACTTACTTACCCTTCTGACGGGCGGAGATATACCGCCTTTGGGAATCATGC